TGGGTGGTTGAAGTTGAGTGAGAATGATTGACCAGATACTTCTGTCTGGAACTGAACCTGTTCGATGAGGTATTCATGTGATACTTGTGCAAAACGACGACGTTCATCAGTATCAAGGTAGATGTAGTCGGCCCAGAGTTTAGTGCTTGAGTTACCACTCAAGGATGCTGATAATGTGATGTTGAGCTTGACTTCGTGGTACTGGAGAGCGATGAGTGGTAAAGCAAGACCTGGGTTGCGGCAGAACCAGAACTGAAGTGGTACGAAAATATTTCCCACATCGACGTTAACGCCAATAACACCACCGGCACATGCCATTCTTTGAAATTTAGTGATATAGTTTCCATCGTCTATTCCTGTCTGTTCCAAATCCGCCTCAGCAGTCGCACAAATACCTGAAGGATTAGGTTCAGTTAATTCAGCCCAGGTTTCCATCCAGTGACCATAATGTTTGTCGATTCTCTGACCACCAATTTCGACTTCAATGTTATCGATGACGGCGTGTCCGTAGTTAGCTATGACACCAGTATCTCCGGTGTCAACTTCTAAGTACATTTTGTGTACAAGATCACCGTTTCTTGAAATAGTTGCAGAAACTCTTGCAGAAGCTGCGACAGTACCGTTGATCGTTTGTTCAATGGCTTCCATGGAAAAGTTCGTGTGTCTGCGGTAGACAACTTTAAAAAAGGTAATCTGAGGATTACCGGTAAGATAGACATCTTGAGCACCATAGGCGACTAATTGCATTAAACCTCCTCCCATTTTACTTTTATACTATATACAAAGAAAAAAAAATAGAATTATTTCCTAAATATATTATAATTATTCTTATAATTATTCTTATATATAATATTTTTTGTAATTTTATTTTTAAATATTTTTAAATACCCAATACATATACATATTTAGTTACAATATTTAGTTGGAGTAGGCAAGACCACCCATACCGCTCATAATGCGAAGAACGTTGTAGTTAACGGCAAAGATGGTGCCAATTGTAGGCTGAGCTGTTGCCGTAGTAATTAAATTGGCGTTATCAATACGACTGAAATTGCAGGTTCCTGAAGGCTGGTGCTCTTCGGGCTTCAGGGCAAAAGAGTAGCAGTTAATCTTATTGGTCATCTTGGATGTGCGGCAAGTCGCATCTTGTGTGCGAGCAATTAAGGTGATAATTAACTGGTCCACACCTACCCCGATCACGGCATCTCCTCCTACATGAGTATTACCTACTGTCATACTTCTATCAACTGAAACACCTTGTATAGTGGCGCCATCTAATGTTAATAATCCAGTACAAGCTGTTACCTGGTATATTTGTGAACGTTGTGAGTCAGTAGTATCTACATTAATATCATTATGATATACACTAATAATATCACCAGTTTTAAATGTTATCGCAGCACTGTTAAGTGCTTCTCTAATCACGAATCCTTGGCCTGCTGCCGCTTGCGCACCTAATACATTTGTTGCGGCGTCAGTTGCTACCATGGCTGTAGCAGCATTAGTTAAACTGGCAAGAGCACCTCCAACCGCAATTTCTTCATCGGCCGAAGTCGCAGGTGTTTCAGTTATTGAGGTCACTTGTGTAACAACTGTTCCATCAATTGGCGTACTTAATAATTGTGGTCGGTCGTTAACGGGAATGTTTTGACCAGGGATAGCGGTGTGGTGATCGTAGGGCTGACGAAGCTGGAAATATTCGGGTGTCTGTTCAGCAAAACGGTCATGCCCATTCAGGGTAAGCTTAGTTTTAACACCAGTTCCATCAGCGGAATCGGTCCAGATAAGTTCTTTCACGGGGTGATTAAAGTTAAGCTGAACTTTGCCAGTGCTGGTGCCAACGGTAGTAAATTGAAGCTGTTCGATTAAATATTCATGCGATATTTGCGCAAAACGGCGACGTTCATCAGTATCAAGGTAGATATAATCGGCCCATACCTTAACAGCGGCATTTGCACCAACAGTAGCAGTTCCGATACCCCAAGTGCACTTAAGCTTAACTTCATGGTACTGGAGCGCAATTAAAGGAAGAGCAAGACCGGGGTTACGGCAAAACCAGAATTGAAGAGGAATATGAACCTCACCTACACCGGTGCCAGTAACACCAGTTCCAGTAGCACCAACATCACCAGTCATCGCCTTTAACCCATCTGCTTTAGATTCGGGGGTAGTTAATTCATTCCAAACTTGCATCCATTCGGCGGTATGTCTGTCAATACGTTGACCACCAATTTCAAGTTCAACTTCACTTACAATAGCACTACCATTTTCAATGCCTGTAGTGGATGAAGTCACATAAAGTTTATGGACTAAATCACCATTGCGGGAGATAGTGACAGTTCCACTTGTTTTAGAAGCACCTAACGTCGACGTTCCGTTAATGGTCTGTTCAATGCATTCCATGGAAAAGTTCGTGTGTCGGCGGTAGACAACTTTAAAAAAGGTAATCTGAGGATTACCGGTAAGATAGACATCTTGGGCACCATAGGCGACTAATTGCATTAAACCTCCTCCCATT